CTACCGGTCCGTGGGCCAGTTCCAGGCCGCGAACCCCGACGTGTTCATGACCCCCTTCGACCGGTACATCAAGGCGATGGCGCAGGTCACCGAAACCCCGATGCACCTGTTCGACTCGACCGGTGACCAGATGTCCGGCGCCAGCCGCCGGGAGGCGAACGCCCCGCTGATCGCACGGGTGCAGCACCTGCAGCACGCGTTCAGCCCGGTCCTGGCTGCCGCCTTCGAGCACGCCTTGATGCTCCTCGGGTACGAGGACGTGACCGTGCAGGTGCGGTGGCAGCCCCCGGAGCAGGTCGACGACGCCGAAGGGTGGGCGGTCGTCCAGGCGAAGGTCGACGCCGGCGTTCCCAGGCTGCAGGCGCTGGTGGAGACCGGGCGGGACCCGGAGCAGGTCAAGGGCTGGCTGTCGAAGCTCGATGACGACGCCGAACTGGCCCGCCGCGTCGGCCTCCTCACCTCGCTCGGAACCGCGATACAGGCCCTCGGCACGGGCGTGCAGCTGGGCGCTATCGATCAGGCGCAGGTGTCGCAGCTCCTCGACACCGTGCTCGGGGCGACCGTCAACCTCAACGAGCTCGAAGCCGGGCAGCCGTGACGAGCGCGCAGGACCTCGCGGACCTGGTGCAGCAGGAGCAGACCCGCCGGGCGGTCGCCCTGGAGCAGCAGGCGATCGCGGATGCCGACGGCGGCGCCGGCGCGGCGCTGACCGTCGCGGTGACCGCCGCGTTGACGGGGTGGGTGGGCGCGTTCGGGGCGCTCACCGTCACCGGCACGGGTGCGGCCCTGACCTCGTACCTGGCGGGCGTGCGCCGGGACGTGGCCCGGGCGACGGCAGGCATGGAACAGCGCGCCCCCCGCGCCATCGAGGACGCCCTCGATGAGGCGGCGGCCGTGGGCGCCCGGCACGCCGTGGAGTTCGCCACCCACGCCGGTGCGGGCCGTCATCACGGGGGCGCGGTGGCCGCCCCCCGGGACGCGGTGGATGCAGCCCGGTCTCTGGGGGTGCTGGTGCGGGATCACCTGCGGCTGTCCAGGGCGCTGCTGGGTGAGCGTGAGGTGCGCCGGTCGGGGTGGCGTGGTGTGCTCGCGGGGATCGGTGCCGCCCGGCAGGCCGTGGCCACCGTGGGCAGGGTAGGCGCGTGGGCGGTACACCGCGCGATCAACGACGGCGCCGCACAGGCCATCGCCATCCTGGGGGCGGACGGGCTGTGGGTTGCCGAACCCGACGCCTGTGTGGCGTGCCTGGCCTACTCCGGGCGCCTCGCCGACGGCGACGGCCGGTTCCCCGGCGGCCTGTCCCTCGACCCCAGGCAGGCCCGTGCCGGCGCCCTGCCGATCGAGGGGCCGCCGCGGCACCCCCACTGCCGGTGCCGGCTCACCCCCTGGCTGCCCTCGTGGGCGCCATCCCGCGGCCTGTCCCTGCCGGACCTGCTCCAGCAGCAGGCGTGGCGGTCCGCCGCCACGGGGCGGGCCCGCCCCACCGAATCCCGTGCCGCCCGTTTGCGTGCGGCACGCACCCTGCTCACCGCGCCCGGTGTCCCCGCCGGGGTGCGGCACCAGGCCCGAACCGCGGTCGCGGCCGGGCACTTCTAGGAGGACAACGATGGCACCCATGACCGCGCCCGGATGGGCGCACCCCTACGCCAGCCCGGGCGTCTGGTACGCGGACGGCGGCGACCCCGCCCCCGACCCGGAGCCCAACGACCCGGGCACCGACCCCACCGACGACCCCGCCGGGCCCGAGGACGAGTGGACGCCACCCACCCGCGAGGAGTGGGAGCAGCACCAGGCCAGCCTCAAGCGCGCCAGCGCGGAAGCCGCGAACCGCCGCAAGTGGCTCAAGGCGAACGGTATCGACCCGAAGACCGGGCAGAAGCTCGAACCCGACCCGGAGCCCGCACCGGCCGCACCCAAGACCCAGGACCCCAACGCGCCCGCCGTGCCGGGCCTGTCCGAAGCGGACGTCAAGCGCATCGTCGACAAGGCCGTCACCGAGACGCAGCTTCGCGGGCGCCGGCAGATGCGCACGTTCACCGTCGGGTTCAACTCGGCACTGTCCGAGGCGGGGTGGAACGGGCAGCGCCTCGGGTCGCTGATGAAGCTCATCGACCTCGACGACGTCGACATCGACGACGACGGGGAGATCACCGGCCTGACCGAGCAGATCGAGGGGTTGAAGGCGGACTGGCCGGAGTTCTTCAAGCGCAACCGCTCCAATCCGTCCAAGACGCCGGGTGGTTCTGGCCAGAACGGCACACCAGCGGGTAACGTGGACGTCGCCGACAAGAAGCCGCCGGCGCCTGAGCCCAAGGGATGGGCGGAGCAGGTCGCCGAAAAGCTGATGCGCGGCTGACCCCCAAGGGGTCGTAGGTCTGAGCCGGAGGCTCACAGTTCGCCCAGGCAGGGCACCCACCACAAGTGCGGGCTGTGAGCCCCTGACCACCCCAGGAGTTTCGGGTGAGTGCTCAGACGATCATCGACAACTGGATCCCGATCGAATGGGACGACGAGGTCATCCAGCGGGTCATGTCCGACTCCGCCGTGGAGCGGTACGGCCACCCCACGAAGATGACCACGGCCACGAAGCGGATCCTGCGGTCCGCGGGCCTGGCGGTCTCGGGCGGGTCCACGTACACCGCGGACACCACCGACAACGACTACGTCACGCTGACCGCCCGCAAGGTCAACTCCCTGTTCGAGGTCGACGAGGACGACCTGTCCGACGCCGACTCCGTGATCGACACGGTGAAGACCAAGGGCAACGACTGGGCCATCTCCTACGCGGACCACTTCGACAACGCCTGCCTGGCTTCGACCGGCGCGGAGAACGGCACCACCGTCCTGTACACCAGCGTGTACAAGGCGCTGCGCAGCAACAACACCGACACCGACTACACCGCGGACGACAACTACCTGTCGTGGAACGGCACCCTCGCCGTGTCCGGGACCGGCGACGGCAACAGCCTGTACGAGAAGCTGTCCGAGACGTTCAAGCTCGTCGAGAACGGCAAGTACTGGTCGGCCGCCGACCAGCTCGTCATCGCGTCCCCGTCGTGGCGCTCGAAGCTGCGCCTGTGCATGGACGGGCAGGGCCGGCCGATCTTCGTCCAGGGCACCGCCGGCACCCCCGACACCCTGTTCGACGTGCCGATCGCGTGGTCCCGCGGCTGCAAGACCAGCCCGGTCAACACCCAGTCCCCGGGCGGTAACGGGCTCCTCGTGTACGGCAACCGGCAGTTCCTCAAGCGAGGCGACCGGTCCAACGGCGAAATCCTCGTCGACAAGGCCCGCGCGCAGGACACCACGGACAACACCGCGGTGAAGATCCGCGTCCGCAAGGGCTTCGTCGTCGGCCACGAGGCTGCCTTCGCCGTGCTGGAAGACCTGTCCTGATGCGGGACTGAGGTCCCTTGGATCCTCCGCCGGGGCCTGGTGGGTGCCACCTCGGCGGAGACCCGCACCAACACGCAACCACGAGAAGGGCAAGAGCGGTGGGCTACGAGGACATGGACGCGCGGCAGTTGCAGCAGGCGTGCCGTGACCGCGGGCTGCCCACCGCGAGGGACAAGGCCACCATGGTCGCCCGCCTGACCGCCGCCGACGAGCAGGCCCCGACAGCCGCCGACACCGCCCCTGAGGAGCCGGACCCCGCGCCGTCACCCCCGGCCGCGGCGCGCGTGCCGGTGGCCGGGGTGTGGCAGGAGCGGTACCCCGCCGATGCGCCGCTGACCGACCGGGAGCACCAGGCGAACTGCTCCGCCGTCCAGGCCGCCGCGCAGGCTGCCGGGTACGCCACCCGCGGGTCGGGGCGCCGCGCCCGCACCGTCGGCGGGGAGCACGTGTACGAGGTGTACGTGCGATGAGCGCATGGGCCACCACACAGGACGTCGCCACCTACACCGGGAAGACCGTCACCGACGCGCAGATCGCACAGGCTCAGGCCGTCGTGGAGATCTTCGCGGACACCACAACCGCCGCGACGGACGCCGGGACGATCAGCAGCAAGAACGTCCGCCTCCTCAAGCTGGCGGTGGCGTACCAGGCGGCGTGGATTACCCAGCACCCCGACGCGTTCACCAGCATGGACACCATCGCCGTCAGCCAGGACCAGGTGACCGCGACGTGGCTCCACGCCAACGCGCAGATCCTCGCACCGCTGGCGAAGCGGTGCATCGACAGGTTGTCGTGGCGGCGGATGCGG